CCAGTGATTGCAATCTTATTCTCCATAGCCGCGTTCATTGGCATTGGTTGTGGAGGCGGTGGTAGTATTGAATCAATATTGTTTACACCAAGCGCCTCATACATCTTACGATACGCCTGATACAATCCTTGCGGCCCACCGTGAATTTGTGGGTTTGATTGCACTAACTGTAACTGTGTTTGTGCAAGCGCAATACGCTGTGCCATAGAAAAGATGTTAGGATCACTTACAGGAAGAACATCAACCCTTGCATCAAAGTCTTGTGCGAATATCTCAGGGCCAACCTCTGTTGATGGCATATATGGATATGCCTGAATAGTTTCAGAAAACACCTTAGATAACAGCTTAAACTCAATTTTTTGCGAATAATGCATGCGTTTATGGATCGCAGACATGACTTTTGTACCACGTTCCATAATAGCCATTGTTGTTCCAACAGGCGTTTCACCGCCCATTTCGGCTATTTTCATGTCTGCCATAGCCGCAAAACGCCGCCCTGCGTCCACGAGAGTGCCCAAAAGGTTATACAATGTACCTGAAGGCTCTTTAAACGGCAAAGGCATCAAGGAAGAGCGTATATCAGAGCCTGCAACGTCTATATCTCTAAACTCTCCAGGCTGTAGAGGATTATCTTCTTCTCGAATCCTTGCGCCACGCGCCTTAAATCCCGCAGGTAAGTTAGAAAGCGTACCTGCATCAATTAATTGGCGTAAAATAGAGGTAGAAGCTTGTGCCAAGCCACCAATCATGTGCGTAAGACCAAGACCATAGAAACCTAGCCCTGGAAGGAACTTATAATGCACAAAATAGTCCTTGCGCCGCATCATTGTGTCCATTTCTTCGTAATTTCTACGAATTGATAGGACTTCACCCGTATCTTCCACAATTGTAACGATATATGGCAGTTTTAGGCCGCTAGGAGCGCCCTCACTACCCATATCTTCAAAGCCTTTGAGGTCTAAATCGGTATGAACCTCGTATAATGTTAGTTCAACAGACGCATTACTAGGGTGAACACCCTGTATTTCGTTAATTGTCTCCTGAACCTCTGACATTTCTTCGCCACTTGACCCATTGTCAGGCAAATCAACGTCACGATAGAACCCTGCTAACTGAAGCTTCCTTACTTCGTTAGAATCCATCTTAATTACATGCGTAATTCTAGGACATGTGGCTAAATCTGTAGCTCCATAGGGCACAACCAAGTCTTCAGCATGCACAAACTGGCTTACGGCACGACCTCTCAGAGGATCAAAGTAAACTTTTTTAAAGGTAGAACCCACAATCGGGAGATAAAACAACATCTGATCCATTTCTGGGTCATATTCTTCCATCTCGTAGGTAATCATGTAATTCATGTAGTCTTTTACACGTTCAGATTGCTTTACAAGCTGCTCATTCTGTCCTCCAATTACCTGTGTTCTTACAGGACCAGTTGCAGGCAACATTTCACGATAAGCTTGTGCTTGGAATTGTGTAACACTTTCAGCCAAAAGAGGATGAACAACGCCAGAGGAACCCTCAAAAGGCTCAACTCTTTCTTCATTCTGCATTCCTAAATAATCTAGGCCACGCTTATATGTATCTTCCCAATCTTGTCTAGATGAGAAATCATCATCAATGCTCCCAATCAAATCATTTGATATTTGACCAAGATCTCCCTCTTCCATGACTTCTGCTAAATTGGAATCAAAAGCAACTTCAACCGTTGCTTCCATTTCTGTGTATTCTCCAACAATAGCAGAGCCATCGTCAAAGTTAAAAACTCCAGGGTTTTCACCTATCGCATCTCCAACCAACACTTCAGCTTGTTCGAGCATCTGTTGCTCTAAAGCGCCGCCTGGACCTGCATCTTTTTCAATAGCCATTTTCTTTCCCTTTTAGGTGTTGGAGCGAAAGTCGCTCAACCATCATGGAGCAGTAACACTTTGGGAGCGCCTGCATCAATGGGCAGGGAGATGCCACATTCGATATCCTCCGCCCCAACCTCAATATTCTGTGAATCACAGCAATCAAAGAAAACCTGATTTATACCAGATGTCAATTTTTCTATATCAATGCTGTAAATCACATCACTCATTACTTAACTCCAGAAAAATTAGTGCCACTGATTGCAGCGCCACCCCCACGACATACTTGACCGCCGCCCATCATCTTTTTAACTTTACCGCCCTTTTTCATCATTTTAAAATCTGCACCTGATATTTTTCCATCTTTATTTTTATCAAGCTTTTTTTGACCACCAACAAGTCCACCTGCTTCCATAGTGGCTAAATCTTGGGCTGTTCGTTTAGCTGCGCGATTTCCACGCTCAATAGCATCTGTATCCTCTTCAGGACGAGATTTTGGGCGCAATGAGGATGTCATAGGTCTTACCTTTGGACGCAATGAAGATGTCATCCCTGTTTTCTTCTTAGCAGTAACTCCTGCTCTATCACCTTTTTTTCTAGCCATTAGTAATATTCCTTTCTTCTGCGAGAATACATTAAATCTTCTTCTTCATAATCACTTGGGGTCGTAATAAAACCACCCTGTCTAAAACGCAGTATAGCCTGAGTCATCGAATCCGCCAAGTCATCATGTTCACCATTTGGAAATGAAGCGCATTCCTCAATAACCTCATCGGCAAAATTAGTCTCTGGTGCCCAAACCATACCGCTTTCAAACACAGGAGCGCAAGCATGCATTCTTGTAAACTTATCTGCACCACGCCCAGGTGTGAAAGGAGTCACAGGTATACCCATTCTTCGCAGTTCTTGCGTCAACGGCATGCCAGAACCCTTTTGCTCTATCAAAATCATATCAGGGTCAAACTCTGTGTATAACTCATGCGCAGCCTCTTTTAACTCAGGAAACTCCCATCTACCACGCACAGCGTCAAGTAAAATAATATGATCCTCGCCTGTATCCTCGTGATGAAACACACCCCAAGTTGTAATCGCAGAGTAGTCTGCCCTATCGCTTTTGCTAAACGCCGTGTCGTAACTTTGAATAATATAGCTGCAAAAAGGAGGGTCTTCCTTCTCCCACAAGTTCCACCACTCACGCTTTACAATCGCACCCTCTTCAGCAGTAGGGTTCTGCATATACTGCGAGTTCCACTTGCCTACAGGAATAGAAGCCTTTACGCCCTCTAGCTCATCCAAAGACCAAAACTCAGGCCATAAAGAAGCGCCAGATGGCATGATTGCAGGAAACTCTACAACCTCCCACTTATCCGCACCCTTTTCATTCTGCTTCTGCAAAACCTTTGCAGTTAAGTCACGAATACTCCATCGCGTCATCACAATGATAATCGCGCCCCCAGGCTGCAAACGCTGTCTAGGACCAGAAGTATACCACTCGTAGATATTATCTAATGCGCTAACGCTTAACGCATCCTGTTCCGAAACGGGATCGTCAATAATCGCCAAATCAGCGCCGCGACCCGCAAGAGCGCCGCCCACACCCACAGCGTAGTATTCACCACCACCATTCGTACTCCATCGACCAGACGCTTTAGCGTCTGTCGCAAGACTGACATTAGGAAAGACATCTCTAAAATCCTCGCTATCTATAAGGTTCTTAACCTTTCTACCAAAACCAACAGCAAGCTCCGCTGTGTGCGTTGCTTGAATAATCTTTAGATCTGGCTTTCTCCCCATAAGCCATGTGGGAAATAAATAACTCGCAAACTCAGACTTCGTATGTCGTGGCGGCATATTAATAATCAACCGCTTTAGTTTGCCATCTGCTACTGCTTGCAGCTTCTCAGCGTATATTTTATGATGCCTACCTTCAATAAACTGAGGCCAAACATGCCTCACAAAGCTCATAAAACTATCGTGTTTTTCCGTTCTATCGTCTAATGTTTTAAGCCGCTCCAACATGGGAGCGACTTTCGCTAACTCTTCGTCTGTTAGATACTTAGTAAAGTCACTAAGCTCATTCATAAGTTACCCCGCGAGAGCCTGCAAAAAATTATCCGCAGCGCGATTTAATCCTACCATGCCACCCTCTTGCTTATTTTCAACGTTGCCTGATATAGAACCAATGTTTGGTGCAGCAGTGGTAACTCGGCCCAGAACATCGTCAAAGTCTTCTCCTCTAACAACATCTATTGTTAGATCTTTATCATCTTCTTCTACTTTTTTAGGCTCACAGATCTTTGTCTCAGGGTTATAAACGTAGCCCTCAGTGTTACAGACTTTGTTGCCATTATCATCAACGGTGTGACCTAAATCTACATCGTCTGTGGTGGTAGTGTCATCGTCGCCGCTAGTTGTAATCTTAGTGGCTGTATTATTCGTGTTTGTATTTCCTCCAAATACATCTGTATCGCCAGTTAGGATGTTTTGTGTATCACTGCCTTTGCCTGTTTTGTAATCGTAATCGCCCATGATGTTTCTAAAACCTGTGCCATCATCAAAGCCAACGGTTGAACCATCTGCCCCCTCAACACCAATCACAGCAGGTTCAAGACCTTTTTCTCCTTGTTCTTTTAGTCTTTTAGCAATTTCACTAACGCTTAATTCTTCAGTATCATAAACAAACTTACCAGTTTTTTTATAATTATCCAAAATAGCTAACGCATCTTCTCTCTTCTGAGGGTCATTAGGATCAAAAGCGCCAAGAGTTAAATTTTTAATAACCTTATTAAGAGTTTCTTCAAAGAAATTAGGTTCTGCGCCAACTAAATTACCCTTATCATCAAACTCCATTTCATTTAAAGCTTCCATCAAAAAGGCAGATTCAGCAGCGTTTGGAACCCCAATATCACGACCTGTAGCAGCCACATCAGCAAGAGAACTTCCTAATCCTAGTTGAGCTACAACCGCCTCGTTTTGTGGGGTATCTGGATCATCTACAGTCGTTTTACCATCTTTATCCGTATATTCAGTTATCTGCTCTACTTTTTCAGCAAGTTTTGGCAAAGTGGTAACAGTGATTTCATCTTCGTCTTTGTCTTTGTCTTTGTCTTGATTAGAGACATTTTGACCTGATTCGTCATCTTTTTCTGAATCACCTGTGTTCGGTGGA